CGGAATTTTCAAAAAGGAATCTTGGATTCATGCCTGTGGTAATTTCGCCCTTGGCGGAATTTTCAAAAAGGAATCTTGGATTCATGCCTGTGGTAATTTCGCCCTTGGCGGAATTTTCAAAAAAACCGAATACTTAGGTCAGAGGGACAAGGTGACCATAAAAGGTAAATAGCCTGGCAATGGGAGAGAAGGGGGAGGGCCGGATGATTTGTTCGACGTGGGTAATCTTTGCGTCGTAGTAGGGTTTCCAAATGTGTCTCCATGTCCCAAGGTGGTCCTCAAATGCCTTGGAGTCACGGTCATTATTGATGGCCACACGTTCCATCACGGACAATCCATACACATCGGTGTAACGCGAGGAATGGGCAAGGTGAGGGAAACGCTCAAGGAACCTCTTGAGAAGAATGAAGGACCCTTGGCGGGCTGCCAAGTGGCCAAAGGGGTGGCGACACGCAATGTCATGTGGAATGCCGTCCTGGGCCTTGGCTTCGTAGAGGTCAAGAAGCTTATCAAATTCCTTGAGGTCTTCTTCGCTTGGGTTCTTGGTGAGGGCAAACTTGTGGAGAGGGTAAAGAGACTCTGAAGCCATTTCAGATTACTCGAGATAGACGATGTGCGTAAAGTTCTTTTTCAAAAAGGAATCTCTGATTCATGACTATGGAGATTGCACCAAGAATAAATGCTTTGGTTTGATTTCGCAGAGCGAAATTGAATCAAAGGTGGAATTTTCAAAAGGTTTTGTACCGAATTTAAGGCTATATTATTATTATGAACAAAAGTTTTGCTCAAACCAGGTGTAGATAGAGTGTTCTTCGGCTCGAGCAAGGGAATTGTAATTGACACACCTTGAACTATTGACAGGATTGTTTGGCAGCACGTTTGCAAGGGTGTCACATGTGCCTGAATTGTTTGCACAATATCTCATTTTTGCTCTGACACCTTGCTGGCAACTAGACGGAAGTTTAGCAATGATCGGATCCACCACTGAATCTGGGTCACCAACAGTGCACATCGAGCCGTCCTTGCACAAATAAATGTCATCAACCGAGATGAGGTTTTGCAATTGGCGGCATCCTGGAAGACCAGAGCTATAGCCGACACAATTGATGTGGGTGTTAGGTGGTACGGGCTCGTCTGTGGCAGTGCACCCGATACATCCGTCATTCGTGCAGGGTTGACCGCCACACATCACTTTCCAGGTATTGGAGGAGGAACAATATTTGACGCCCGGAAGGGGTGCGGGGAAGCGGCAAGAGCACATGCCATTTTCACATATCGAGCCGTCATTAGTTTGGCCAGCATCTGACCCAAGACATTGAAGAAGAACTGGAGAAGCATAGGTTTGGGTAGTGCAAAACTTACATTTGGGGTAAGTCTTGCCGTCCCAAGAGGTGGAACCGTCGGGTTGGTTAGAGCACAAACATCCTTGGGGTCCTGGGAGGCACTGGGCAAACTCTCCACGATTGACCCCTTTACCGTCAAGAGACATGGCACCATAGGCACAACAGTGACCCACATCCCACGGAGATTGGGTCGGCACCATCCCTTCGGTACACCCATTGGCAGTGGAGCCGGTCGTACACCCAAAGACGGCTTTGGTAAGTGGGACGGGTCCTCCAAGGCAAGTGTTGGGTTGTGGACTATGACTTGCGCATGTTTCACTTGCATCTTGCCAACACCATCCAGAGTTGGGGACAGTAACTCCTTGTGATGAACAATAGCCTGGAGCATTGGACCATGTTTTGTCAGGGGGAGCACCAAGGCTATAGTTGCACCAATTGACGACTGTCGAAGTGCCTGGCTTGGTAGATGACTCTTTCCGCCATGCAAGGTTAAATGGACATGCACGGCAACCGTCCTGTGGATTCGTCGATGCACCCGCCTCGGAAGGAGGGATAGGTTTGGTGACACTGATGCAAAAGGAGTTATTGGCCGAACAATAGTAGTAGGGGATGGACGAAACGGTGGTGGTGCATGTGGGCGGCGTTGACCCGACAGGGGTGCATTGGCCGCGAACACATGCGGGGGCCAGATTTTCAGTAACAACATTGTTCCCGTCACAACACTGCATCTGTTTACAGATTGACTGGTTGGCCACACAGCATTGTTCATTGTCGACGGGGCACCATTGGACTGCTGTGGTTTTTGGGGCAAGACATTTCTGGAGCTGACCCTTTTGACGGGCGACACATGTCGGATTTGGTACATTAGGGTCAGTGCATGTAGCACCATCGGGCAAAGGAACATTGTCACCCTTGTTTGGGTCAGTTGTGCAATGGCCCGTGTAGCCGTCCTTGGCCGACCATTCACAAGAACCATTCTCAATTGCTTGGCACCAAGTTCTACATTTTTCTGGGTCTATGAAGTGGCCTGGCCCTGGCCCGTTGGCCTTGACACAACCCGTGGTGGGAGAAATACCCCCTGGCGGACACTTCCAATATTGTTGGGTGGGAGGGGGTGGCATTTTATCTGTGGGAACCGGTTGGCTAATAAACATCATCACAAAGGTCACAAGCACCGCCAAAAAGAACCATCCCAATACCACGGCGCGGATAACCTTGGAATTCATTTATATAACATCAATAAAAATGCCGGTGAGTATAGGGTGCAGTGGCAGTGGCACCTGTGTCCATGTCCTGAATGTCTCGGGCTCGACGATCCAATTTCGAAACAACTCTACCAAGGTCGTCTATTCTCCCCGCTTAAAAACGTTCACGACAACCGCAATTCTTGTCTCCCCTGATCTTGGAATTGGGTCTTTGTCTATCGTGACAACAGGCGGAACTGTCCTCAATTCCCATTTTCCTCAAGAGGGTCAAGGTGAGGCAGTGGTTACCCAAGCGAATTTCGAGCGTCCTGGCCAAACCCGCCATAAGCTGTTTTCCTATTGGGTTGCCATTGCAGCATTTGTCGTTGCAGCCATTTTGGCATTTGCTTTGGGAAGTCAACTCAACAAGAATGCTGAAGAAGTTTATTGTCAAGAACAAAATCTGACTCAAGAAGAATGCCAGGAACAAGCCCAACTTGGTCAACTTCCTAAACCTGGAGGACGGATTGGCCTTTTTGTCGTTGGAGGAATTTCAATTGCAATTGCACTTGCCCTTGTCGTGTTTTGGATCTATGCAGAGGGACCCAAAGGCTATGCCTCGTATGGGGTTTGTAAACAGCGAGACAAATTTGCATCAACGTGGAAGTGGGTGATGCCTCGTTCGGGCTTGAGGAAATTCCTTTGCCAAGTCTTTGGGTCGTGTGAATGCGCAGCTGATGAGCTGAACATGAAATGCCTTATCCATTCCGTCAAAACGGATAGCCTTTATGGGTGGGACAGTGTAGGAGCCGCAAAATCCAAGTCCTCCTCAGATGTATGTTTCTGTTGTGCTGAAGACACATCAGTTTGCTACGACGTTGTAAAGAACAAAACCTGCAATAAAAAGTAAATGGAAGACTTTGCCTTGTATGGATATCTCGGTGGTGAAAAGCCGTATCATCCTAGTCCTCACCAAAGCGTCGAGACGGGCACCCCGTGTACTTCCAATGAAGGGTGTGGAGGTGGCCAGATGTGCTTTGGCAAGGTCTGCCAGTGTCCCTACTCTCTCGAATGGTCGTCTGCTCTTTCCATGTGTGTTCCGAGTCAATGTAGCCCCAATTTTCCGGGAGGATGGTGTCCATCAGAAACACCCTATTGCTCGCCAAGCGGATGTGTCAAGGTAGGTTGCCCTTCCCTGACCAATGACACCTGTTTCACATGTAGCAATAGTACCACCACGACTATTCAATCGCGCGAACCTCGGGAACTGCCTTCAAAGCCTCACATGCCTCCCCTTGGTCTCCAACCCATCTCCATCCCAAACTCCTGCCCGCCAGTGATGCCCAAGGGCGTGTGTCCCAATGGTTTAAAGTGTGACATGAATGGAAATTGTGTAGGGTTCAAGTGTAGTCACTCGTCTCCAAATGGATTTTGTCCGGGTACCTCCCAATGCATGGGAGGAAAATGCATTATCGTTCCAGGAGGCGTATGCGGCTACCTCTATCACACGGATCCTAACAAATATCCATCTTATGCCAAGTGTGCCAACCCTCATAGTGGCTACACCTGTCAAAAGAACCCCAACTATCCTCCCGGTAATCCCTACAGATGCCACTGTAACGGCCCGGCGCCAACCTCCTCCACCTGCCGAAACGCGTGCGGTGAGACCTATTCTTGTCCAGTAGGTGAGCATTGTCCACCAGGCCTCAATTCCTCGTGTGTCCCCAATGCGTCATCGAAGTGCACCGGCGTGACCTGTCCGAACGTTATGGAATGTGTGGATGGTCAGTGTCAGTGTAAAGATGCAGGCTGCTCAGGAACACCTGCCAATTTATTGTCCTCAATTCTTTACAACCTTCCCGGATGTCCCGGTTTCATTGCCGGGTCTACCAACAATGCTTCTCAATGCTACGTGAACCAACTTCAACAGGCCATCACCGTGCCCAACTTGACATCCAAGGGTGTGGACCAAATGGGGCAGATTGGAAGTCATGCTACAGGGTCTGCCTTTCTTGCAGGGGAAAACCCTGGATCCCTACTCGCCTTTGACCAAGGTTCCATCATTGACCGGCCAACCACTGATTTTTTGACCCAATCCTACATGGGCCAGCCTCACACAACCAACCTCCAAGGCCTTTTTGCTGATGATGGTAACGTAGCGACCTTGACCCCTCAGCAATGCGACCCTATTCCTGGCGCGAAAACCAATGCATGTGTGGGCGGAGGCATCCCATGCGAACCGGGGACAACACCCATTCGTCTTTCCCCTTGGATCAACACGACCGACATTCCAACAGCCACAGGTAAACCCTATCCCGGAAAGTACTTCTCGGTGTGGGGTTGTCAAAAGACCTATGGCCAATGCCCACCCTACTTCCATCCAGACCTCGTGTATTGGAATGGAAATTGGGTCTATGGATGTATGCGAAACCCTATGCCTACAGCCAAAGTTTGTGAACAAGAGTTGAACACAAGTACTTTCATGCGGGTGCCAACAGGTTGTAAGTATTCAGGGGATTGTTTGTTTCCAAACCTTGCGACAGATTCTGCTTATTCCTTCCCTCCCTGCACACACGAGCATAACTGGTGTCACGGTGCGTCTGACTACGTGGTACAGGACGAGTATAGGGAACTTTCGGGTTCTAATTTTGTTCCACAAGGCACGTTCTACAATGACAGTATAAAGAATAGTGTTCCTGTCCTGAAATACGCAAGTTCAGGCAATATTCCATATCCAATCACCTCATACACCATGCAATGTCCCGGAGGGGACTCGAGCGGCGACGATGTTGTCCATACAAGTTGTACTAATCCATTATGGACTTCAACCTAAGGGTTGAGACCTAACTCTTTTCCGGGAAATAAAATAGAGTATGTTTTATTATCTTTACACAAGCTACCTAACCAACGAAATAATAGTTTCCAGCCTGGCTTGAGCTTACACATCCATTTGTTGGTATACATACCCCCTCTCGGTTGCAACTTCCCGGGAGTAATGCACTGCCACAACACATTCCACCCAACCAAACTCCTCGAATTCTATCGGCTTCACAATCTGTCCCTAAACACTGTTTGTAAAAAGGCACAAGAGTAGGTCCTAGCCGATCTCCGGGACTTGGTGATCCAGCCATGTCTTTAGAGAAATAATACGATCCTTTTGAAATTGGAACTCCGTTGTCAATTGCCAGCATGCCTTGCCACGTAATCTTGCCGCCATCGGTACCTGGAATTGTAGGAATGGGGATTGAGTTTGGTTTGAGTGCAACGTTGACACTCCAAGCCTTTGAAGGGGTGAATGTTGGCGTACCTGCAAAGCAGTTTTCCACATTTGGAAGCACATCACCATACGCGATAGGAGGGTCACGGGCCAAGGATCCGCGGAAATAGGAATAACCGGGAACCAAGGGTTGGCAAGTCACCCCAATGCACGCGTAGTCGCTACCACACGAATTGGCCGTGCATGCACATTGGCCAGCGACACACTTGGTTACGCCCGCACAATCCGAGTCTACTGTGCAATGGGCAGGATTACTACAAGTAAAATTTACAGCTCCCACGTAAGTTTTGGGTGATCCACCTTGAGGACGACCACGATTTTGACAAGAACCAATCTGAGTAACTTCCGTGCCGAGGGGGCACATGGGTGCATTTTTGTAACCACACGTGCGCTCGCTAACCGAGTCGATAGCCTCTGAACAACAATCGTCAAAACTTTTTGATGGGTCACAATGGTAATCGGCCGAAGCACTCGCGTCATTAGAGAAAGAAAGGGGATGGGCACTTGTCGAAGAAGAGTAGGGTGTCCGTCGGTAGTAGTGTTGCAAGGGTTTCAAGGAGGGTTTTGAGGCCGTAGGATCGTAGGCACAAAAATACTCGTCCATGTCGTAGCAATATCCACTGCTTGTTCCTCCGGGATTGGCCAAGCAACATCCCATAGAGCCTCCACCACCTTCCGCCTTGCAATCCGCAGGGGTTTTGCACGTTGCTGCGGTGGAGTAGTTAAAGTTGGCGAATGAACACCCATCTGCACCGAGCAGGTCAGTCATGGACGCGTGGGGCAAAGGCATTCTAATCGGGTGCATGACCGGGCGACGGTGGGTCCCCTCTTCAAAGAAAAACACCGAATCGTCTCCAAAAAGAGCATTGGGTGCAATATGGGCAGTTTGAGGAACATTGGGGTTCAAAAAGGTGACACAGGTTGAAGGATTCTGGCAGCCCGAGGCAGGCATCTTGGAGCGAAGCAGAGGGTTTCCAGTAAAGAAATCGCAAAAGGGTGACTTGGGGTCATAGGTTGTCCCGAGGCTGCCAGGATCGGTTGTTCCTTCTGGAGACGAAAGACGTCCCTTAAGATCGCCTTTGACTACCAAGGCCCCCGTGGGAGACGTCGGAGATGAGAGGTAGACGTGGATTGTGGGATAACTGGATGTGATGCTCAGGGTGTCACCGCCATTGAGGGTAAAGAGTGGCGTTGTCGCCCCAGCACCAGGTTCCATAAAGAGCAAAGAACCATCCCGTTGGATTGCCGACATTGGGTTGGATGGTGTAAACACAGGCTTTCCATTCACCGTAGCCACTATAAACTCGGAATATTGGCCTTGGGCCTGATTTAAGTAGGTTTCGTCCACATAGACACCCAAATAGCTCACCTTGTGGGGTGTTACCTCGGCCGCTGAGCTGCCGGGAATCACGGCAGACACAGCAGTGAGCTCGCCAGAAGGAGCCGTGAAACTTGTAGAATTGCAACCACCTGGGGGACAATTGTTCACCAGGCTTTCAGGGAGCATACCACCCAGCATATGCATGGGAACATTTCCCGTCTCACTTTCATCAGAGGGTGGGTGGACCAGCAGGTAGAGCTGAACTCCGTTGCTTTCCAGGTCAATGGACTGGGTTTGGACAGCCATATAAGACGTCGGGTTTCCACTCGAATCCACTACAAGAAATGGGACAAAGGCATAGGAAAACCCGGAGTTTCCGGGAATGGGTTTCCACGTCACTCCAGAAGCCACAAGTCGAACAGTCGAAGACAGGTTAAAAATCAAGTAGGGGACTTTTGAGACATTGTCCGTGTCGACCGCGAGGCCCAGGTTCAAGTTGGTAATGGTGGACCCGCCAGGTAGGGTGTAAGATCCTTGCATAAGTTGCAGGTTGGAGGTGTAACTTGAAGACGAAACAACTTGGCCTTCATGACATGGCATCTGCGGAGAAACATCCAGAGTAAACGAGGTGGCCATTTGTTTCTATGAAGGATTTTTTATTCCGGAGGTTACTCCTGGAATGGTAAGCCTCAGTTTTCTTATCAAAAATAAAACCCATGGTTACCTTGATAATTATCTTGGGAGTCGTTCTCCTGGTTCTTGGCCTAGTGGTTTTCATCCTCACCTTGGAAATGACAAAGAAATCCAAAGGACACCACAACCATCATCACAACTCAAAGGCCGGCTTAGCACCCGCAGCCATTCGCAACTCTACAAATCCGGCCTACGTGGAGGTATGTAACTCTGAAAATCTTGTGGTCAAAAAGAGCCTAGGTGACTTTCAAGCTTACACTCCTTTTTCGCTTCTTTGGGCGCCCATGGAAAACACGGCCAAGTCGTACCGCCTCGTGTCGGTAGGTCTTCAACGGTTGGATGCAGCCAATGGGGCTCCCGTGGCGGTCATGGCTGTCCACGATTATGATGGGTCGATTGTCAACCCAAGCAGCCGCCCTGATTCCCATGCCAACCAAGTTGCCAATTCCGCCTTTAAGCAGTGCGTCTCCTTCTGTCCTGCCGGCTACACAGGAAAAGACGTCGACGGCGAGTTCAAGTGCGTGTCAGACACAGGGGAATCAACGGTCCCTCCCAGTCCTCCCAAGAATTGTGCCACGAGCTATATGAACATCAAGCAAATCTTTTGGAATCCCGTCTTGAATGGCAGTGGAAAACCAATCGGGTTTATAGGTGTCGGTCCTCTCCAGCCTGCTTCTATGACATCTATTTTACCACGTACCAATCGTAAAACTCCCTACGAGACGTCTTGTTCCGACACGGCAGGAAATTATTTTGGTGGCAATCAGAACTCGACACCGTGGGTGTTTGGCGTTTTGCATGGTCTTGAAGACACAACCAGTGAGATTTCCGTCTATGGTCAAGTTTTGAATGGTTCCCAGCTTATGGTGGCGTATCCCGGAGAAGAGGATTGGCTTGCACCGTCAAGTGGTCTTGACGTGTCCACCATGGGATGGGGCCTCGTCTCTGCCGGTGTGGATGTTCCCCAGGGTTCGGGTCCGGTCACTTTTTCCAACCAGGGAAGTCTCCGCATGGACGGCTACTTCCTCCAAGCCGACTCAAAAGATCCTTTTGCTCCCAAAGAATTGGTAGGAAAAACCCTATGGTCCCAAGGCACCGATACTCAATTTGGCCAAGGCACAGTAGTCGACATGCGCCTTGAAAATGGGCGCATTTGGGTCTTCTTCCGCACCACAAACCTCGACACCCATATCATCCGTTTTGTCTTGACCTCCACTTCTGGAATAGCAGGTCTTGATGCCACTACAACCATGGCCCTTGACAGGAGTTTTGGAGGAGGTAACGGCTTTCTCACTCTTGTAGCCAAACACTACGTTGACATGATGGTTCAGTACCTGCCTGTACCCTATGTCAGAGAATATTATGGTGACGTTTCTGCTTGGACGCCTGGTGGTGCTGACCAGAAGAATGTCCTTAACCGGGTATGTGTCATTGGATCTCTGGACCACTCAAACACCTTTCAGCTTTGGGGGTGTCCGTGGAACGCAACCGCTCTTGAAAACCTTCAGACTTTAGCACTTCCTATCCAAAAGTGTAACGCTGGATCATCCTCTATACCTATCGGTTTAGCTTACTCAAGTTTCGCTTATTATAACACTGATTCATATGGCACAATTCCATGTATCGATCAACAGAAAACGGCTCCACAAGGAATGTTGGCCGCGACTCGTGCATATTGTGACACTGGAGGAAAAGTCTACGGATTTAACTGGGTCAGACCGCTATTTGCCTCCAAAGATCAGGTCTACTATTGTCAACTTTCCCCTGGTGCCCCGACGACCTCTGTATCCAACCCCATTGAAACCTTTGGAGTTTCAGATTCCAACCTTTCCATCTTGTCCCTTGCAGCAACGCCTCCATTTTGGATGGCTCCTTTGGGTTATGGTCCTTTATTTGCCCAACGACAGGCCGCCTTCCGGGGGGAGGGCTATTCTTCTTATATTGACAACGTATATACTGAGAATACCAAGTTACGTCCTTTCTTTCCCTATGTGCGTTCATCTGCACAAGCAGGATGGGGCTACGCCGTGGTCGGCTCACAAAGTGATGGCTTGTCTCAATCGTCGGTGAAAGCTTTAAGTGGGGATTATATGAATCCTCCAGACAATGCGCCAGGCACAGCTCTTCGTTCTCTTGGTGGTGTACCCTCTCCCTCCTCACTTCCTCGTTTCGGAAGCCTTAATTGGCAAGCCTTGGGCTATCAAACAAAAACCGCTCCCGCCTACCTGGTTGCCCTCTACCCACACATCCAAAGCCGAATGGATGATTCCTTGGCTGGACACTACTTGCCTTCTCTTGATATTTTTTATGCCTCGAGGTGAGGGCACATGAATGTGATTTGACAGCTTCTCTGTCAGACGCCCAGGGCGTCTTCACCAAATCACCATAGGTGAGTGGGAGGCGTAAGCCGACCACTAGTTGTCTGGCCTTGTACCATCTACAATATAATGCAATTTTGCTCAGGATTACAAATTCTTTGGCAGGCACCTACTTGCCCTCCCTTGACATTTTTATGCCTAGCAACCCCCCACAATAACAATAATTCATACAATCACAAAATCACAAAGGAAACCACTCCCAGTTTCATGCTCAACTTTGACCTATGGCTTTTTATCAGTCAGTGGCTTGACCTCCCCTCAGCAATATCATTGATAGAGACCTCTACTGCCTTGAAGAATCTCAAGACCTACCCAGGTTTTTGGACCTTTCCCAAGCTCGAAAGGATCTTTCTTCAAGCTTGCCGTTTTGGAAAGGCGAAGCCTATTCAGGCCTACCTGAACCATCCCGCTGCCTCCCAACGTCTCGCCAATCAAGGATTTCACTGCCTCGTCTCTCACCATGAAGACCCGGGCCTCCTTTCTCTCCCCTTTCCTCTCGAAAGAATGTCCATAGCAACCCTTGTAAAGGATATTCTTCTTTCTGGAGCGACCCCTGGAGCTCTGGCCTACTTTGCTTGTTACCACCCATCAACTAAATTCCACACCGCCTTTTACCGTCAAGCACTTGACTTGGTCTTGGCGTGGAGGGTGAAGGGCAAGCTGGGGTGGGAATGGGTAGAAGGTTTTGCGATGAAAGACTTGCAAGATTTTATTGACAACATGGAACGTGGTTTGGTGGAGAGACGTCAGGAGGCTACCTTCTCGTCGACAGCCCTCAAGGAAATCCGCCACCTCCCCCTCTCCATGACCAAAGCTGGTGTGGGTGCACCCCTCTTGATAACCCTTACCCACCTCTTCCTCACCATTTTTGCTAGGGACTTGGAGGAAGACCCTTCCCTCTTCTTTGTCCACCACTGGTTCATGGCCGCCAAGGCAAAGAGTGGAAACCATCGCGGCATGGCTGCCGTCGCCGACCGCTTGATGTCCCTTCCATGGTACAAGAAGGCAACGCCAGAATGTCTAGTCCTCCTCAAGAGTCACCACAAAGGCGTCAAAGTCGGAGGGAGGAAAGATGACTGACAGGTTGGTGACAAAGTGGGGTGCCATAGCAAAGGGACGGATGGAAGGGTGGTCTTGGCGATCCTTGGCCACCATCTCCTTGAAGTGATTCAGTGGCATTTGGGGGTGGACCCCCTTGAGCCATTGGATGGGCATTCCCGTGAGGGCCACCTTGAGGGCCGCCATGTCGTAGGTTGAATGACAGTAGACACGCAATACATTTGCTTCCTTGGCAATCCTCTGGATAAATTTCTTAATCTCCTTGACACCCACTCCCTTCATGGCCGGGATAAAGGTGTATCCCAGTGGTGCGCGCAAATTGAAAAAGGCGTGGGCGGGCGAAGGAGACACCTGGACTTCATGGTCCCATCCTTGGCCAAACCTCTCCTTGAGCCACTGGTTCACAATGGAGCGTAGGGGTGTCCGTGGTTGGTGGTCGGAAGGTAGGGGGATATTCTCCCAAGCCACCTTTTTCCACTTGGTCGCGGGTGTCCATTGGTCAAACAAGAGGCTTTGATTGACAATGGTCAAGGAGCGAAAGGCAGAGGGTCCCTTTGGCCCACGACGTCGTCCATTGGTCTTGGCCACCTGGCTCGACCCAGCCGAGACATCGTCCACAATGTCAATCACAAACTTGCACTTTTCCCTCTGAAAGACTATCGTTACTGCCTTGGGTGCCCATGGATCCTTGGCAAGATCCATCTTTTGGTTAGGCAAGAACCCGGCCTTGGTCATTTCGGCCCCTATTCGATCAAGGGGAGGTGCCTCGGAAGCCAGGAGAGCTACGTGGTAGGGTTCTTTTGGCGACGGCGTCTCCTGGCGACTATGGGTCAAGAGAGTTCCTTTCCAAAGGATGGGTGACCAAGGGGCCAACACCCTGTGAAAATCTGAGATACACCTCGACCACATGTCTTCCATGGAGCACAAGGTGACATGAGGAGTCACCAAGGCCTCCATCGTCTCATTCCATTCCTTGACGGAATCCATGTCTTCAAAGAGGCAGGGAGAGGCAGCCAAGATCTTCATGGATATTTCACGCCGGTAGTCTGCATCCATACCCACTTTGAGGGCGAGCCTTTCATACTCCTCAAAGGACGACGCGACAAGATCCATGATGCCCATTTTGCGGTAGAATCCGTAGGTGAAACGCCCATACAAAAACCGTGCCGGCATCGTGATGACGGGCTTTCCCACCGAGAGGGATTCAATCGAGGTGTTGCACCCGCCAAAGGGATAGGAATCGAGGAGGACGTCTGACACCTTGATGAGGTTTTGGGCTTCGATATAGGGCATCCACGGATACATGCGCACCCGCGAAATCTCATGAGGCTCAAGCACCGATTCCAAGGTTTTGTAGTTGCGCTCACCCGGAATGTGGTCCGTAGGGTGGGAGGTCATGATGAGAATCGCCGACGGGTCCTTGCGGAGGATGGAAGCGATCGCAAGAAGGAAGCGGTTGACAATCTTGAAGGGCGTCTGAATGAGGAGGTAGAGGGTCGCCGAAGCTGGCAAGAAAAATCGTTCACGTCCTCGCATCGACTTGGCAACCCCTTCGTCGTAAGGCCTAAAATAGTGGGTACACAACGACTCGTGAAGGATGAGTTTCTCCGAGTAGTGGCTTTGGGCTTCCTCGCGGTCCTCGACCTCGTAGAGCTTGGTGGAAATATAGTGGTGAATGGTTGGGAGACCGGACGTGTCAGAGTGACCCCATGTCGTCACTTGGACAGGCGCCAACCAACAATGGGCAAGCGCGTAGGTGTTTGGTCCAAAGCCGAGTTCACAATAAACTAAAATGTCAAACTGCAGGGCGGCAATACGGTCCCTCGTCTGAATAAAGTTTTGAGGATCACACAGGTAGTACTCGTCGACCATGGCCTTGGCCATGTTTCCAAAATTGTCTTTGGGCTCTGCAAAAGAAAACAAGGCAACAGAAAATTTGGAGCGATCAAGCAGCTTAATGACCCCCATCCGGTCCTTCATGACGGAAGAAAGTTTGGACATGCGTCCTGATACGAAACCGACCCGAATGTGGTGGCGGGGAGGCGGGGTTTGGCCCGTCAAGGCTGCCTTGACATGGGGTGCAACGAAACACACCTCGGGGAACATTTTGCGATAGACTTGGGAAAGCCTCTTGAAAATCTTGACATTGTGGCGGTGTTGGTAAGAGAGGAGGAAGTGGGGCGGCTCGGCGGGAAAAAAGTTGAAACCTCCGCGATTCGCGGGGTTTGCCAGGGAGGGGTTTTCTGCAATGGCTGCTTCACACTTGTCAAGAAGATCCATGTAGGCTTCTCTGTCCTTGTCAATGTCTGCTTCGGTTAACTTGCCAGTGTCGGGAGTATAGGTCAGACGTTGGTACCACTCTCCAATGGATCTGGGTTGATTGGCAGAATCATCCATTCTTTAATTTCCCTCCGCAATAACCTTGATCACGATGAACACAGGAAATTAACACCCCAAGTATAAGGTAAAGGATCACACACTCGACAAATAGCCAAGTCACATGGTCCTTCTTCTCGGTCTGGTTATCGTTCTTGGTGGAGGATGTCTCTTGGTGGGCGCTGCGGGAACGGGTGGCGCTTTCTTGGCGAAGGACGGGAGGACATGTTATAGGTAGGATTCTATCCAAAGGCATCACCGGTCCCGCGACTACAATCCTTAGTATGACGGGCGCGGACTTGGTAATGCCGGACAATAATTCAAACGACTCCGCGGAAATGATCCTTTTTGTAACCCTCCTTGGGTCACACACTCTCTCTCCCTTCATCAATGCCCATTTTTCTTGACTTTTTGGGAGTTGTGCTTGGCGGTGTCGTCTTGATTGGTAGCTTGGCAACTGTTGGCGGGTGTTGGACATAAGACCAGCGCCGAGCCTTCTAAGCCGCTGAAGACCAACGCATGTACTCGTATCGGAACTTTGGACACCGTCGTTTTTCATTAAGCCCTCAGGAATTACACGCTTGACCATTCTTCTAAGATTTCCACCTCGAGGACTTTCGTCAAAAAAAAATATATACGTCACAAAAGTTATTATTTGATCATTGCTTCTCGTAAAAACAAAAATGTCCTTCTTGGGTATTGATGTGCCAGAAACAACCCCCAGTCAGAATGACCAAACCGTAGAAGCAGTGCCCCGTTCACTTGATGAACCCAGTTTTTTTTCAACATCTTTGCTTTTCGGCCATGTAGCCTACTTTACCTTCCGGCGCCCTCCAATCACCCAAGAAGAGTTTGATCTTTACTCGCAGGCCTTTCGTACCTACTACGACACGCATGAACGCTTCCTCTTTTTCTTTGATGTCAGGGACTTGGAGGGAATGAATGAGGCATTTATTGGGATGAAGGTTCAGTTGTTGGCCGATTTCAAACCTCGCTCCACGAAGCAAGTCAAGGGGACGGCAATCGTGTTGCAATCCGACGGTGTCCGCCAACTCCTCAATATGCTCTTCAAGGTCTACGAATTGACCACACCTCATGCCTTGTTTACCGACGACAAGGACGCGTCTACGTGGATCATGGGCCAGCTCGCCACAACCTTTGGGGAAGACGAGTTGATGCGCCAATTGGAAAATTAAATAACACATCAATCCTTTTGCACAGAAAAAAAAACACTGGAATTCAAAATCTACTGCAAGGGGAACCAACATAGCCATCCAAGGCTTTCACTTCTACAGGTGTCAAGGTGCCTCGCGTATCTAATTGGAAAATTCACATTGTCTCTGTTTATTCATGGAAATTGACATCCAAGTCAAAAATTACAATCCTAATAAACCCTCCATGTCACTGCGACGTGTTCCAGGAACCATTCATATTTTTACAGATGGTGCTTGTCATAACAATGGCAAACCAAATGCGGTGGCAGGCTATGGCGTTCATTTTCCCTTTGAAGAGTATGACGACTTGGCAGAGCCGTTCACCTACGCGCCCATCACCAACCAACGCGCGGAACTCTACGCGATTTACCATGCATTGACAATTGCTCTTGGTGACAGTGAGATTGAGGACGTAAACATTTATTCCGACTCGGACTACTCGATCAAGTGTATCACCCAATGGGCACCCAAGTGGCACAAGGCCAAATGGACAAGACCTGGGGAACCCTTGAAAAACCTAGACATTATCAAACCCCTTTACCGCCTCTACACCTACAACCGTGACCGTGTCCACTTTACCCATGTCAGGTCTCACACAGGAGGGACCGATGACTTATCGATTGGGAACGATGTGGCTGACCAGTGTGCCACCAAGGGCGCGTTCTCGTTGTTGTCAGAGGAAGAAATCGAAGAACTAAAAGCTGCTGCGAAGAAACACCGGGGTCGTAAGAAACGTAAGCGAGCAAGAAAGGATTCAAAGAAATAAATTTTTTTATTTACTTGTGGCGCCGAGAAGTTTTGCGCCCGTCTTGCTAAACAAGCTATTGGTAAGAGGCGTCGACGTAAATAAACTATCTCAATCAGGCCATTTCAATCGCGATACCCGCCTCTTGAAAAACCTTGATGGCCTTTTTGAGGGCCTTGGTGTAATTGGCATAGGGCTTTTTGTGGAGCTTGCATGCTTCAATAACTGGGAGATCACGAATCTTGACGACGTTCGATGAAGGGGTAGACGGGGCAAAGAGCATCTTGTCGGGATTGCTCTGAGAGGGGAGACCCACAAGGTCCGTTTCCTCCCGAACCAAGCAGCCACAAGCTTCTCTTTTAGTCGTCATGATGTCTAAAAAGTGAATTTGTGGTTCAAGTTGGCTGCCAAATTTCAGAGGCAAAATAAAATTCAAATGGCTTCTTCTGCAAGTGAATCCAAAGAGGCAAAAGCCGGGCTGGAAGGTGACGCCCGATCCATCATGTCTGATATTTTGTTTCAGGCCTTTGAGACCCAAACGATTAAGAAACGCACTTCTCTTGTCTTCAACACCTCTCGACCCCAAGACGAAAAAGAAGTTGGAGTTGTCAAGATTGACAAACTGGATGGCGACACACGGACCGTCGCCGAACAATATGTTTCTCAGGCACGTCAATTCAAATCATTTGACACCAAACAGAAAAAGACACGCCAAAAGCAGACATCCAAGGTCGAAAAGCTTCACCCCTCTGTCTATGCCTATGTCGCTGAACGCTACCCAGACACCCTGGAAGTGCCTGACCACCCTTACACCGACCCGGTCACGGGTAAGGTCACCCACGTCAGTGTCCGTATGGACGTCAAGACGAATCCTGGCAGGGTAACAAAAAAGGATTTGGCCGCTCTTTCTCAAGCAGCCGTGTCGGAAGCCGTGGCCCAACTCTACCCGCGTGTTTCCCTCGATAAACCCTTTGACCCGTCTACTCACATGCCTCTCATGGAAGACACACGTTTCATGGAGGTTTATTTTGAACTTTTGTCCAATGCCTACCAGGCACGTAAAAAAGAGTTGGAAACGTTTGGGACCAAGATTGTGGTGAGGGAGAGGGGTGAGGCAACCGACTGAAAGTTTTGACAATTCCGTCAAGGGAGAAATTACCCTGGACATGAATGCAAGATTCCTTTTTGAAAAAATTCTCCAGATCATCCTCCAAGAACAAGTTTCCACTGCCCCTAATAAACAATGTCTGCCACCACCGGCTTTGCCTCACCCCATGTTTACAACTCGTCTTACAACCCCGCAGAGTCATCCCGTTATGGCCACATTCCTTCGGCCTACATCCCCACTCGCCACCAAACCGGGTGTGAAACGGGGCGTTCTTGGGTAGATGCCATGAACCGCCAGCCCGTCTACGCCAACCTCAAGAACTTTTTCACTGCCGAAGCTCGCCACCGGGCCACTCGCTCCACCCAAGTTCCGAGCTACCTCCAGGCAATGGGAGGCCTTGCCGCCTACACCGCCGCTGGCCAAGAGTACCTCCGTACCCACTCCACCCAGCCCTACCCTTCCTACAATGCCAACATTTCCCAAACCTCTTGCTCTCCCATCTACTAGATCCTATCGTCATAAGGATCTATCGATATGAATAAACCCTACCCAACATTTTGGCGTGGAGGTTGAGGAGAAGGAACGATTTCCTCAACCGTCACCAAGGACGACGTCGTCCTTGTTGTCTCCCTTGACATTGTGCCTCGGTATGACGGTGTGTCTTCCCTTCTCGTCTCGACAACCAAGGTCGACGAGGACGTCGATTCGTCCATCTTCACCTTGGTGTGGGAGACCTTGGAGATTCTTGCCTCGGCCAGCGCTGACGACTACGACGATGTCTTGGATGCCGCCTACGACAAGGCAGTCGAGGTCCTCACCAACGACCCGCGCCCCTCTTCCGAGGTAGCCGCCTCAATCACCCTGATGATGCAGTGTCTCTAAAAAAAATCAACCCGTTTGTTCGAAATTCATATACTTGCACAATAAAATCTACAAGTCTAAACAAAATTTCAAATGGACTCTCTTTCCAATGCAGACTCGGACGTACCCTTGGTAAATCAAAAGGAGCAAGTCGTGGAAAAGTTTGCCACCTTTGACATGTCTGAATATCCCTATGTGACCGTCTACTACACAGGAGGGCCTGCTGATGACAAGGCCATGCAAGACTACCTTGACGAGTTTGAAGCTTTACTCATTGCGGCGCGTGACATTTCTGCAGAAGATCCCAACCAAAAGATTCGTTTTATTTTTGAGTTGCGTTCCATCAACTTTTTACAGGTCCTTCGTCATTTGGCCAAGCAAGCCGATTTTGTCAAGATGATTGCAGCCACTGGTCTCGTGAATTCGATTGCTGGGACTGCCATTATCATTTCCTCCGACATTGCACGGCGTGTTGTCCAACTAGTCTTGGACATGGTCACCCTCCAAAAACCTCACCGCACCTTTGACGTACGCGAATCTGCGCGCAAATGGTTGGGAGAATTGTGAAAAAGAAGAAGTTAAAGAAAGGGTGGTGGAGGATAAGTCTCCCGAAGCTCGGGGTAGACGGGAAGGATTGTCGCTACAAAGGATGCCAGGATGTTATGGCGTAGCGTGGCTAGGTCCTTACCAGCCTCTGTAACAATAAACCCGTCACTTACTAGACGCAACAGTTTTTCATAGGCATGGTGAATAAATGCGAGAAGAGACGTCTTCGTGGAAACGACTTCAACCAAGTCATTCATGGTCCAGATCTTGGTAATCGGCTAAACGATTATTTTCAAATGGATGACGGTAGAGTGTAGAATTTTGAGCATATGGCTCGACTCGACATTGATCATGTAAAGATTACCAGTGGTCTTTGACCACTACTGAAATGTCGGACGAGACCTAGGGTCCTCCGCAGGCAAAGCCTGTAAGGTTAGCCGGAGGCTGTGCCACCACATTTTTACAAGGAATGGTAAGAAATTTTATTCATTTACTTTTTGAAGCACCGACAATTCATATCGTGGTGGACCATAGTTTCCATTTTTGGGAACCGAAACTGAAATTATACCAAATCTTTTCCTCTTGATAAATGTCTCACCCTTCAAGAGTGGGGTCACGTCGATCGAGGATAGGAAAATCAAAAAGTCGATCTGTCGGATCATCTGCCCGATCGAGCACCACCACCAGATCGACTTCCCTCGCCTGCCTCAAGTCACCCAATGTCATCCTAAAACCCTACCAGGCCGAAGCCGCAACCTTTCTCATGGACCACCGGGGCCTCCTCCTTCTTCATTCCACGGGGACTGGAAAAACCCTGACCGCCGCGGCAACTGCCGCCTGTCTCGTCAAGGCCGGAATCGTGGAAAATGTCGTGGTCCTCCTCAAAAAGTCTGCGCTTAGCCAATTTCGTGAAGAAGTTATCAAGTTTTGGCCCAAGGCAGCTCTGTCAGGCCACTTTGTCTATGCGACCGCCTCAACCTTTTTCCGTCTTTCCCGTCGTAGAAACCCGGCCTCAACGTTCCTAATTGTCGACGAGGCTCATGAATTTTCCAACGTTCATGCAGAGGGTACCAAGCGACTCGTCTTCTATGCCCTCAAGTGCAAACGCGTTCTCCTCTTGACTGCCACTCCCTATGTCAATTCCCCCTATGACTTGGCACCCATCATGGCAATGATCAAGGGTGAACCCGTCTTGGGCCCCAAAGCCTTTTCCAACCTCTTGGCAGACAAGCTACGTTTTCGTAATTGGATCGCCGAGACGACCTCTGTAGAGCGTTTTGACAAGTCCAAGTCTCCCGATTTTGCCAAGATTACCCTTCACGATGTCTCTGTCCCAATGGCACCGTCAACCTGGCAGGTCTACCAAACCAAGGCAAGGGCCTCGAGGAAGAAACCTTTTTACATGGACTTGCGAGAGTTATCTATGGGGGTGGATGTGTGCGAAAAGTGTGACTGGATTGAAGACCACGTCCGGAAATGGATGGCCCAAGGCGAGGGAAAAGTCGTCATTTATACGTCCTTCTTGGACCATGGAGTCCGTATGATTGAAAAGGCATTGACCAAGGCAGGTGCATCCTACGCAGTGATTGACGGATCCAAGTCTGGGGGCTACCGCCACGAGGTTGTCACCCTCTTTAACAAACCACCGAGGACCAAGGAAGAAATCAAGGTCAAGCGGGCCAAACACGAAGACATGACCAAACTTGTCAAGGAAATCGAGTGTGGTGCAGGTAAAAAGGTTCAAGGAATTTGTGCAGGTCAGATTTGGTTCGAGAGACGGGCCGAGCCAAAGCGTGGCATCCGTGCCTCACGTGCTCTCCGTCAAGACGACTACGACTATGTCTACTTTCAAAATGGTCATCGTGTGACTTCCCAAGAAAAACTCAAGGCCTTTGAAAAACACATTGAAACCTCACCCATTCCCCCGGCGTGGTCCCCGGCTTTTGTATGCAAGCCGAACCCAAAAATGTTGTGGGCGGCCAAGGATAAGAAGGGAAGATGGCAACGTCGCTACTCTGACTTGTGGAATGATCAGCAGGAGTTTATCAAGGTTATGCGTCTCAAGCGTCTCACATCTGCCTTTTGGTCTTCCTTCCACGAGGTGGTATCCAAGGACATGGGCGCCGCCAAGTGGACTCTGCGAAAGATGGCGGCCACAGCAACTGCCTTGATGGAAGCATGTCATTTCCGGCCTGGATGGACCAAGGCAAAGGGAAATGAAAAGGCAGAAAAGGCGGGCGACAGGCCCCATTATGGCGTGTCAACTCTTCTCAAGAATCATGTAAAACCGGAGAAGGATGGCGTCGCAATTGATTTCTTGGGGAAATCGGGTAAGCAAAACCATTGCTTTGTGAGCCTAAAAAGTCATCCCCTCTTGGTGAAAAACTTGACGGCATTGGCAAAAGGTCCAAAAAAGTTGGGCCTCTGGAAGATGGATGAAGTCACCATGTCAGCTTCTGCCTTGCAAGACTACCTCAAGGAACGCGAAATCCGCGCAAAAGATTTTCGGACCTACTTTGCCAATTATACCCTTGTCGAACTCTTGCGTTCCTATGCCTACAAGGATGGCAAGAGGCCTGACGAGGTGAACTTGGCGAAACGGAAGAGGGCTCTAGGTGAAGTCTATCGTACCGTCTCCAAGGGCCTCAACAACACGCCTGCCATTGCCAAAAAGGCCTACATCTTCACGGGTCTATGGGTCCTCTACCTTGTGGATCCTGTCATGTTTATGGAGGAGGTGGATGGTTACAAGGGGAAATCGACAGCAAATTTATTGACACGTCTTGTGCGGCTCTTTGAAGAAGAACAACTGGACTGGCGTGAACTCTTGAAAGAGTTGAAAGGGGAAGGTGCTTCGACACGTAACATGGAAGTCATCTTGATTACGGATGCGGGTGCCGAGTCGATGGACCTCAAGGGGGTGCGCCACATCATCTTGAGTGATCCTACTTGGACCGACGCCCTTCGCCAACAAATCATTGGGCGTGGTCAGCGCTACAAGGCCCATGCCCACCTTCCCCCTTCCAAACGCCACATTGATGTGTGGGAACTCTTCTTGGATCCTCCCAAGTCGGCGACTCCACGATCAGCCAAATCGGCTGACCGTCTCATTGGAGAATTTTCTTCTCGAAAACGCACAGAACAAGAGTTGCTCTATGGTGAATTTGCCAAGGTGTCTGTTACAAAGTAAACCAAATTAAACTAAACCAAAAAAACCGATTAGAGGTTAGGGTGAGGGTCAGATGAACTGACACCTCATAATCTTATAGACGGCTACGCCGTCTGAGACATTGTCTCGAACCGCTAGGTAGCTCGTTTCCGTTAGCACTCATCCCTAAGCGTTTCGGTC